GGCCTCTTGCAGCGCGCCAGCCGGCACGCCCGCGAAGCCTTGACGCTGCGGAGCCTCCGGCCCGTCATACTCGATGAAGGCGTGCGTCGCGCTGTTGGCGGTCTCCCACTTGCCGCGCTCTGTCTCAAACGCCCCGACACGCCCGATAAACGGCGCCTTGGGGGCAAGGGCTACCAGCTCCGTCGCCATCGTGCGCCAGTAGTTATACATCCGCTGTGCATCTTTGGCGTCGCGGATCAGCGAGCGGAAATGCCGCTTGCCCTCAACGTTCACCTCGTCACCGTAAACCGGGACGATGGGGATATACTTGCCCGGCCACTCGACCGTGGACAGAACCTCCGCCCCGGTCATGGTGTATTGCGTGACCTTATAGCCCTCGATCTCACGGGGCGAGCCGACCACCGCAATTCCCTCAGCCTCAAACGTCGCCTGGTGCGTCGCGTAGACCTTGGCGTCGATAACCTCGCCGTTGGAGAGGAGGAGGATCTGCTTCTTTACCTTGTCGCGCTTCCACCACTCGGCGATCAGCACGCTATCGTCAGAGATCCACGGATCACGCAGGCTGGAGTATGGTTCGTCGTTCCAGTTGACCGCCTCGGCGCCCTTGTACTCGCGTTCGAACACCGACTTCTTGATGACGTCGATGATAAAGGCGCTGTTCCAGTCGGAGCTATCAGCCGCCGTGGAATAGGGGTCGCCATAGACCGCCAGCGGGTTAGCGATCCGCTCGACGCACAGGTCCTGATCGAACGTGTCGCCGGTCGCGTACTTGGTGTTGATCCTAAAGAACCCGTATCCACCCGTTACCGCGCACTCCATCGCGGTATCGTACGCAACGTCGGCGTCTGACGTGTACTCAATGTTGCGGATAAGGTCGGAGTAGATGTCCGCGACAGCCGGATCGGCGTCGCTATCCGCCGGGTGAACCTTAATGCTTGGCTTGTTCTGCCTGGCATCGTTGACCACCTGCCGAATGAACGCGGGCAGCTTGTTGACGGTCAAGACCGGGCGCTGTTCAAGCTCGCGCTGCTGCTTAACGCGCTCGTCCCATTGCTCGCCCAGACGGGCAAACTTGACGTCATCCAGCCACAGTTCGCGGTTGTCGTTTTCGGCGTCGCGCGCCTGTTCAAACGCCTCGCGGGCCTGGTCTAGGATATCGTCAGACACTAGCCCATCCATCCGTAAGAGCCGACCTGCGATTGAGGGCGAGGCCGCTTGATCATCGGTTCTTCATAAGCGACGCAGCCAAGCCCAAAGGCGTCGGCGCCGTGCGACGACCAATCGTGCTTTGGCCCCAAGCCAACGCCGGTCTTTTCGTGTTTCTGTTCGTGATAGGCTCCGAGCGCGTCCAGCCCGCCTTGGCAGGTGTCAGCGTTGAACCACATCGATGGGAACAAGCGCCGCCCGGCCTCAATGCGAGCGGAAGCAGCGCCCTTGCCCTGGTTCGGGACCACTGTGACCGTGTAGCCCGCTGAACGCAGCGCGCTCTCATAAGAGACGTCGAAAACCTTGTCGTTGCTCGCCCCGTCGTGAGGCAGCCAGATTTGCGCGCGGTCGGGCGTATAGCCCTGCGCTCGCATCCAGTTGACGTGAGTGGCGAGCGGTTGGCCTTGCGCCTCGTAATAGTCGAGCCACCTGATCTCGCGACCAATGAACTGCGCCGCCCAAATGGTGAGGCTGTCCGCTCTCGCGCCCGTTCCGCCGATGTCGAAGAACAGCCGGATCGTCATAAGGGGGTCTGCGGCGACCTTGCCAATCCGGCCCTCTTTCTTGGCCTTGGTCAAATCGGCAGCGTAATACGCGCCCTCAGTCACCTTCTTGTATCCGCCGTCCCACACGTGCTCGTAATTGTCGGGCCGGTCGCGCTCATCGTCCCGGCGCTCTTGCTCTAGCTCAGCGGGAAACCACGGGTTATCCGACCAGTTGGCTTGAACGATCACGGCGCCGGTCGGCGGTGTCGGCCCACGCAGCAGCGCGTCAACCGGATCGGCCTTGCGGTTCGGGTTCCACGAGAACCACAGCTCAGACCCACTTTTGCGGATCGTCGGACGGAGAAGCGTTAGGCTGGCCTGGCTGAGAGACTGGGCCTCTTCGACCCACGCTATGTCGAAGCCTTCAAGCGACTTGATGCTTTCGGCGGTGTGGTCCTGCATCCCCTGAAAGACGATGACGCCGCCGTATGGCGCCTCAATGTGCGTGTTCAAGATCGTGAACCGATCCGACAGGCCCATTTTGGCAATCTTGCTCTCGACCAGCTTCTTGACCGATTGCGCCAGCGATTTTTGGATTTCGCGGATGCAAACAACGTCGGTCTTTTGCCTAGCGCAGCGCGCCACAAGCAATTCGGCAAAAAAGTGCGACTTGCCAGAGCCCCGCCCGCCGTGGGCGCCCTTGTAACGCGCCGGGGGCAGCAGCGGAGCAAAGACCCTTGGGCACTCAAGCTTTAGGGTCAACTATCACCCACTCGACAGGGATAGGGCCACCTTGGGGGCCGCTGTGTTCGTTCTGCACCTTGTCTTTCCACTCCTCGGGAGCGGCGTTCTTAAGGGCGAAGATATGCCCCGTGACCTTGGGTCCAGTCTCACCAGCGAGGAGCGTAGTTTCGAGGCAGCGCGTGCGTGCGGCCTGGCCTCGCTTAACCGCTACGGAAAATTCCGGGTGGACGTTAGCCCATTCAACGAGCGTGTCGTGACAAACGCCGATCTCACCGGCAAACGCGGTCTTAGAATATCCCCGGCCCATAAACGCGACGGCTTGGTCACAATAGGCCGGATCGTACTTGGTCGGCCTTCCGGCTGGCATGGTCAGTCCTCTCGGGTTGCTGACAGGGTTTCCCAAGCTGGCCGTTGCCGCAGCGCAGTACACAGATGGGGTGTGGGGTGTCGCCCGCCGCTGACCGCCAAGGTGCAGATGCGTGATTGGGATGATCGGTACTGGGTCGGGCGATGGTGTTGCGCGTTGGCGCGAAACTCAACGGGGCTGCGCTACAGGCGCAAGACCGGAGGTTGGTATTTCTATGCAGCAATTCCCCGGATTTTGTCAAGCAGGGATTGTTCTCGTCTTGCGCGGAAAACATCACAGAGCGTGTTGATCGCCTTGGCAAGCGCCGCGTGGGCTTGTCGCAGATCGCCGGGGCGAAGGTGCAGGACACGCGAGACCGGCATACGCCAGACGATCTCGTACTGAAACGCCATTGCAGCGGCCTTACCGTCGGCGCGTTGGATGGCCTGCAAAATCTTGGCCGCAAACTCTTTGCCGGTTGGCTCATTCATCAAGGTGCGGAACCAGGCAATGGCTTCGGGCGCCGCCGCGTCGATGTCGTAATCGGAATTGCGCGACAAATCCAAAAGCCCTTCCGGCTCTTTGGGCGGCTCCACCGTATCCAAGAGGTGCTGATAAACCTCGTCGATGGTCGCCGTTGCGGTCTCGACGCTCACCTCGAACCATTCGCCGCGACGGTGCGCCGTCTTAAGCTTTTGGTGAACCTTTGACTCTGTGCACTCCGCAAGCCGATACAGCACGCGCTTGTCGTACAGGATCGCAAGCTCGTTGGGGTTGCCCACCTGAAGGCTTGAAAGCCTAACCGCTAAACGATCCGTGACGCCGATCTTTACGGCTGGACCGCCATCGCCAATAACGTAGATGAATCGCGTGTTTCGCATCTCGTCACCATACCATAATGCGCGGCCAAAAGGTCTAGGCCGATACAAAGCGCGGCCTCATATCTTGCGGTTACTTCGTCATCACCTTGCGCGATGTCCCGCACGCGATCCCCTCGCCCGCAAACCCGGTCGCAGAGGGCAATTAGAGTTTTGTGAGCGCAAAGCCCTTCGATCCTGGCCCGCGTGAGGCGGTTGCCCGCAAACAGCCGAATATGCTGCGGCGTAGTCTCGTCGCCGCCTCCCCGCACGTCGTTGAGGCAGGACCGCACCGTGATGTCGTTGGCGGATCGCCAGTCGTCACCATAGCGAAGGGCGGCCTGCATCTGGATCGCAGACAGGCGGCCCTTGAACAGCAGCCAATCGAGACCGGACTTGCGGCGGTAGGGCTTGCGGCCCGCGTCGCCTCGCTGGGCGGTCGGCGCCTCGAACTCATGGCCGCGCCCTTGTTCCAGAAGCATCGTCTCGCGGATGCCCCGGTCTACCTCTACGGCTTCAGCTTGTTCCTTTTCGGCAGCAGGCTCTCGAAGCTGTTTGAGGCGTCGCGCGTCGGCCACTCGGCTCTTGCGGCGGGGGGTGCGGGTCATCGAAGCAAATCCCTCAGAAACCGATAAACGTGCGGAAAGCCGCCTTCCTTGATCCACTCGCAGAAGACGTCGAAGGCCACGCGGGCGAGCCGTTCCGCGTCCAGATCCAGCCGGGCATCGAAGGGCCGACCGGTCACGCCCCGGCGTTGGCGAATGATCTCAGCGTCAAGGGCTTCAGACATGCGGAAGATGATAGCGGGCACGGGGCGGGTCATGCGGCCACCTGTTCGGGCTGGACGTCAAACAGCCATGCGACCTCCGAGGCAGGCCAGCCCGCCCGGCGGAACCATCCGATAAACCGGGCCTTGTCGGGGCTCATCGGGCGAATGCGCTGGACGCGGGCAATGCGCTTGACGCCGGGAACGCGGGTGCGAGGCGATGCCAGTTTCAGGAGCGCCGCCTTGCGGATCACGGCGCGCTCTGTGCAGCCGTTGCCAATCTTGCGGGCGATGATGGCGCAAGTGACGGTCTGGTCAGGGTACATCCGGCGTAAGGCGTCCACCGCCTCGGGCGTCCAGTTAAACCCGTTTGACGCGGTGCGCGGGCGTTTCATGTTGTGGATACGGACGGCGGAGCTGATCGTAACGCAGTTGCAGCCGTCGCCGAAGTGGCGGGCGATCTCGACCGGCCCGCGCTGTTCGTCCAGGTAGAGGCGGCGCAAGGTGGCGAGGCGTTCGGGGGTCCAGTTGAAGCGGGTCATGCGACCTCGCTGCGGTAGCTGGCCAGCTTTTCGCGAAGACGGGCGGCCTCGGCACGATGGTTCGCAGCCTTGGCCTTGTGGTCGTGATAGGCGGGCGGCATTTCCTCGAGCGGTATCGGGGCGCCGTTGCCCCACATTGGCCCGGCAAGGCGATCTGCTTGCATTGCTAGCAGCGTATGTTCCTCGATCTTCCGTGACAGGCTCATCGCCTGATAGTCGGCGTCGCTGGCAGGCTCCCACGCCTTGGCCTTGGCGTTCGGGTCCACGGCGCCCCGCGCGTTGACGGAGCGCACCAGCGGCAGAAACTGGCCAGCCATCGGAAACTTGGGATTGGTCCCCGTGCGCCACCGCTGACAGGCGGTCTGGATCGCATGGGCGGGAAACTCTTTTAGGTCGTTGCACCAGTCGGCCATCCACCGGCCCCGGTCTTCCACGCTCATGAGCGGCGGGCGGCAGTGAACGGCGAGGCTTTCGAGGGCGTCCAGGATTTCGGCTTGATCAGCCATTTTGCGCTTCCAGTCTGGCAAAGGCGAGGCGGCGGGCCTCAGCGTGTTCAGAGGCGATGCGGTCGGTAAGGCTCACCACGGACGGGCTTGCTCTGGCCTCCGGCAGTGGCGTTTCGCGGGAGTTGTCGGAAAGGGCTTGCAGGACGGCCCGGTCGAAATAGCCCCAGGTCGAGATTGGGCCACGGGCGGCGGCGCAAAGGCCCCGAACCACCGGCAACACGTCTCGGCCCCAGTCGGCCCCCCGTTGGCGCCACGCTGCGATTTTGCCCGACGAGGTGATCAGGCCGGGGGCCTTCATCGGATCCAGCCAGGGCGAGGCTACCGCATCGACCAAAGCCTCCATCGGCTTAGCTGGCCACGCGCACGCGCTACCACCACCAC